ATCAAGATGCAACAAACTGCACTGAGAAGTCTGAAGAACTCGTTTCTGCACTTTCGAGATGACCTCAAAGTTGCACAAAGTGAGCTCAACCAATCTGGAGAATAAGATATGTTTAGATTCAGTAAGGCTGCTACTCTCATGATGCCCTATATGGCACCAGCTGGTGACGACGGCGCAGCAAGCGGAGCGCAAGATATTGAATCCCGCATCCAAGCTGCACTGTTCCCTGAGCAACAGCCGGATGATGGCAATGCGGATAACCAAGATGACGCAGTAGCGGATGGCGACAGCAAACGTCCACCTGAAGCTGACGACGCTGATGATGGTAAAGACGCTGAGCTGGATGGTGATGATGCCAATGATGACGGCGAAATCACTGTGGCAAGCCTGCTTGGGATTGACGAGGATAAACTTGAATATGACGCAGATGGCAAGGTTGTCTTCAATGCTATCATAGACGGGCAAGTTCAAAAGGTCCCAATGGGTGAGCTTGTTAAATCCTACCAACTGCAGGGGCATGTTAACAACAAGTCCATTGCACTGGAAGAGGAGCGTAAGACTTTTGCTGCTACCAAGCAGCAGGCGTCTCAAGAGCTTCTGACGCGGTTGGAGTCACTCAACAAACTCACTGAGGTTGCTGAAAAGCAGCTTATGGCTGATTTTGAAGGGGTTGACTGGAATGGTCTCCGTATGACTGAGCCAGGTGAATGGGCTGCTCTCCAGCAGCAGTTCCAAAGCAGGCTCAATTATATCAACCAAATCAAAGCTCTTGGTGGCCAAGAAGGTGAGCGCATTAAGGCTGAGCAGCAAGCTGAACAGCAAGCGCAAAATCAAGCACGTATTGGCCAAGAATTGGCCAAGATGGTGCAAGATAACCCTGCTTGGTCTGACCAATCAGTAATGGCAAAAGAGTTTGGTGAAATTGGTGCATTCTTGCGCGAGAAGTATGGTTTTACTGATCAAGAAGTTGCTGACAACTTGGATGCACGCTTGATGCGTTTGATCCGTGATGCCAAGCAATTCCACAGTGCGACTAGCAAAGTGCAAACCAAGAAGGCTGAAAAGCCTATTCCCAAATTTGTTAAACCAGGCGTTGTTGGTGATCGTCCTTCACTGCAGAAGGCTCGTGCTGTTAAGCAGCAGAAGGAACAGATCAGAAAATCAGGTGGCTCGGTAGATGCTGTCGCAGCCGCTCTCATTGACCGCATGTAAGGAAAACATACTATGGCACTTCTAGTTGGCGCAAAATCCACCTACTCTGAACCAATTGGTACTGGTGGTAACCGTGAAGATCTGTCTGATGTTCTGTACGACATTTCTCCCACTGAAACCCCGTTTGTCTCTATGGCAAAGAAGGGTAAGGCTGATGCAGTCAAGCACGAATGGCTGACTGACTCTCTTGGTGCTCCGGCCAAGAACGCACAGATTGAAGGTAACGTAGCAGTTGCTGTCAAGCCTGGTGATCGTGTTCGTCTGGGCAACTACTGCCAAATCTTCAGCAAGTTTGCTGTTGTGTCTGGCTCTCAAGAGAAGGCAGACAAGGGTGGTGGCATCAAGTCTGAAATGGCTTATCAGGTTGCACGCCGCATGAAGGAAATGAAGCGTGATCTGGAGTTTGCATGTGTCGGCTCTGGTTTGCAAGTTTCCAAGGCTGGTTCTGAAACTGTGGCTCGTGAAATGGCTTCACTGCAAGCCTACATGAGCGCAGCAAACACCAGCCTGGGTGCAACTGGTACTGCTGGTACTGGCAATGGTACCAACGTGTACACCCCTGGCACCAACCGAGCCTTTGATGAAACCATCTTCAAAGCTGCTCTGTCTGCCATGTGGAACCAGTCTGGTGGCTCTGAGAACATCGCAGCCCTTATGGGTGCCAAGCAGCGTGGTATCTTCTCCACCTTCTCTGGCTCCAACACACGTTATGCATCTATCGATGACAAGAAGCTGACTGCTTCCATTGATGTGTATGACGGTGACTTTCACACAGTAACTGCGGTTCCTGACCGCTACACCACTGCTGGTGAAGTGCTGCTGATTGACAAGGATTATGTTTCCATTGATGACTTCCGTCCTGTCTTCTCTGAAGATTTGGCGAAGACTGGTGATGGCGCATCAAAGCAGATCATTATGGAGACAACTCTCAAGGTTGGTAACCCGCTGGCTCACTATGTGATCACTGCTCTGACTCCGTAATAACAGATCATTAAGAACAGGGGCCAGAAATGGCCCCTTTAGTGTAAGGAATTTTCATATGTCTATGCAACTTATTGCATCACACTACGACCAATTTTCCGGCATCACTGAAGAGTACTGGTATAATCATCTGACTGATGAACTGACTATCCGTCGTCTTCAGGATGTTGAAAAGAACATTGATGTCAACAAGTTCTTGTACAATGAACACAATAAGCCAAAGTATTCTGATAGTGATGGCCTGCATTTGGTTGCTCGCATCCCGCTTGTTATGATTGAGCATTGGAAGAAACTTGGCTTTGACTGGTTTAACAGCACAGACAATGAGCGCCGTGTATGGCTTGATAAACCAGAAAACCAATGCTTGAAAGTAAGACCAGGCAAGCTCGGCGGTGTAATGAAAAAGCCTCTCCAAACAAAGGTGAGCTAATATGAACTATACTGAAATTGTTGCTGCTGCAAAAGCATACTCTGATAGACTTGATGCAGAAGTATCTGTTTCAATGCCAATCTTCATAACAATGGCAGAGGCTAGAATCAATCGCGTCCTCAAAGTTGGAGATCAAACATATCGTATATACACGAAATCAATAGAGGGTAAAGAGTATTATACTCTTCCACCTGAATATAATGGTATGCGTATCTTACAATTCAACAGCGGAGAAGTTGATTCATCTGAATCTGCAACATTCAACTTGGATTATGTTACCCCTGAGCAAATTGTTGACTTTCAACAATACAATCTGGGGTTGGGTCATTACTATACAATTGTAAACAATAGTATTCAAGTATACCCACCACTCAGTGGAGACGGCACACTTGAGATTGTATTCTATAGAAAAGTTCCACCATTGACTTCATCAAATAAAGACAATTGGATGTCAATAGATCATCCTGATATTTATTTGTCTGGCATATGTGCTGAAATAGAGTTGTTTGTCAAGAATTTTGAAGCAGCAGCTCTCTGGAATGATCGCATGTCAGGTGCAATAAAAGAGCTACAGTCAAATGATGTTGACAAACGTTGGACTGGTAGCACTCTTGTTATGAGGGTTAGTGAATGACTATCAAATATGCTGACTGGCTTGGTGAAAACACTCGCACAGTAGGTCAAGGGACACTAACATTGGCAGGAGCAATTCTTGGCTATGCTTCATTTGCCAATCTTGGTGACTGTGAAGTGTATTACACAATTGTTGATGGACAAAACAAAGAGTGTGGTATTGGCACGATTTTAGGTCGAGAGCTATCAAGACAACCAAAGTCTGTAATGATAGGTGATCAGTATCTTGCAAACTCTGCACCCATAAATTTGTCTGGTAACGCACAGGTTTACGGCACCATAATTGCAGATTTCTTTTCACATATGGTTTTGAATACTGAACCTTGGGTTGTTTCACTACCAAACGATCTTGCTTCAAAGTATTCGCCTACAAATAAACCAACTCCTGCTGCAATAGGAGCTGAAGCAACTGGTGTTGCAGAACAACTTGTGGCAGAACATTCTAATGGCACTAATGTTCACAATATACAAGGAGTGAATGGCTTACAATCTGCACTTGACTCAAAGCAATCTAAAATACAAGGGGCATTTGGATTTCGTAATATTATAATCAATGGCGCAATGATAATCAACCAACGTGGATTTTCTGGAGTTTGGTCAGGGTTGCCAGTTGGTGCATATGGATATGATAGATGGAAGAAAAATGATGCAACTAGCATTGTACAGGTTATTGAAGCTGGAAATTTCATCCCAAACTCAACATATACACTTAGCGGAACAAATATAGTAACACAACAAATTGGATCACCTGCATCTGGCAACTGGATAGTGGTAGTTCCATCAAATGCACGTAATGTTCAGCTTGAATTTGGCAATGTTGCTACTCCTTTTGAGAACAGGCATGTATCAATAGAGCTTGCAATGTGTCAGAGATATTATCAAGAACTTGAATTATCATTTGGTTCTTATTCACCTGTTGCTGGTGCAGCAATAGGTGAAAGAGTTGGTTTTATAGCACAGATGTATGCTATCCCAAATATAACATTAAAGACGGCACCATCAAGTATAAACATATCAGGCTTCACTTGGAATAACACAACAACCAAATCAACTTGGTTGGTTTTTACAGCAACTGCACAAGGACAATGGAACTGGTTGGGGACAGCTATTTTTACTGCAGAACTTTAATAGTGCCAATAATGGCACAACACGGGAGAGTAGAAAATGCAAGCAATAATTATTCAAATTTTAATCAAAGTTGGAAGCAGCCTTCTCATTGATCTGATGCGTTCTGGTGCAGATGAGCTCCAAAAACGCAGAGATAATGATTTCAATGATGCTGATAAGATCAAGGATGTATTAAGCGGGGTTATCATCAATGGCAGACACAAACAGTAATATTCTGTTTATTGGTTCTGCTCTTGCTGCGATATTGGTTCCAACTTCAAGTTATATTTATATGCAAGGGCAGAATAATCAGATAAGCAAGCAATTGGTTGATGTAAGCCAGACGCTCAATAGCTCAGTTAAAGAATTATCTGTTGAAATGAACTTGCTCAACACAAGAGTTAAATCTGAGTCAATCAGAGCTGATTACAATGAGGAGAGAATAAAACGACTTGAGGCAGATGCAAAAGATATATCAAAAGAGCTTAGTTTTTTAACAGGCATAAAGGGGCCAAGATGAATGATATACTTATCATGATTCCTGGTTACGCTTTGGTTGGGATGGCCAGTCCTGGCATCCCACCCAAAAGCACATCAGGTCTATGGATTGAAGTTGATATTGGGGATGACTCTAATTGGAGTTATGTTGCTGAACAATCTGCTTATGTTGAATATAAGGTGAAGAAAAATGCCTCTTGAAAACGCAACAACAATTAACCAATTGGATGATCAATGGCCAAATGGTTCTGATGGCGTAGACCGTGGTGATGATCACATACGTCTATTAAAGCACGTTCTGAAAAGTTCTTTTCCAGGCCCAACACCAGGTATTGGCTTTTCTGTTCCGTTGACAGTTGACCCTGTATTGCTTAATGATCTTGCAAATAGACTTAGCACAATTGAACAATCAATAATCAATGCAAGACCAATTGGTTCACTTGAATTCAGAGCAGATAATATAAACCCACAGTCTTTGTTCCCTAATACAACATGGGCATTGATCACTGGTGATGCATGTGTAGCATTTGGTAATGGTTCAAATGGTGGAGCACAAAGCGGGAACAACACTCCTGTTGTTCCAGTTCCTGCTCACACACACACAGCAACTTTTACTGGGGTGCCATTACCACCACACAACCATTATACAAATCTTTATGGTGGTAATGGTGGTGGCCAACCAACAAATGCTGCAACATACAATGGATACACAACGAATATATTGACATCTGCTGAAACTGCTGGTACCCCATCTGGCACCGTCGAAATCGCAGAAGTAGGTTTGGCAAATCCAACAATTGATGTCAGGGGTGCTCGCATTTATCTGAATGTTTGGAAAAGGACTGCATAAATGGATATTTTCAGCATTGGCAACTTTTCTGTTGCTGGACTTAACACTGATATAAATCCAACTGATCTAAGCAAGGATAGTATCACTCGTGCAGTTAATGTAAGGATGCAAAATGGCGGCATAACACCATTTGGTGGGCATATGTTCATCAAAAGCTTGCCAGCTGGTGCAATCCCACAACACCTGTACTTTGTT